GACCTTCACAGGGGGGAAAGATGACTGACATCATGCTCAAAGCCAACGCCACGGTAGCCAAGTTCCTTGACTTGGGCCAGCGCCTGTTCTCCCTGTTCCTCGCCAACGCCCTGCCAGCCGTCACCGGTGGCGCAGTGATCGGCGTGTCGGTCGCCAAGTCCGCGATGCTCGCCGGTTTCATGGCTTGCGTCCAAGTCATCCAGAAGCTTGCCGCTGCCTCGACTGACGGCGAGTTGACCAAAGAGGAAATCCAAGAGGCGTTCGGGAAGAAGTAATGCCCGACAAATACCCAGTCGTCAAAGTCACCCTATGCACCCACTTGAAAGGGGTAAAACCTGGTGAACTCGCTCCCGAACTTCTTCGCGGCATTGAAGGCAAAGGCAAACTCCATCATTGTGCGGCTGACGCATACGAAGCAATGGACGCCGCAGCCAACGCCGAAGGAATCGACCTCGCCCCAACCAGCCAAGCCGACACGTACCGCTCCATTGAAACGCAAGAGTACGGCTTCTACCAAAGGTACACAGACAAACCGAACAAGAAGCAAGCCAAAACCACGCCGCGCATCTACAAAGGCAAAGCCTGGTACCTGAAGTCCCCGAAACTGGCGCCGATGGCGGTGCCTGGTACCTCTCAGCACAACCTCGGAATCGCCATCGACATCGCCCACGCCTCAGGCAAACGCTTAGAGTGGTTGCTCAAACACGCACAGTCATTCGGTTTCTCGTGGGAAGTTCAGAGCGAGCCGTGGCATCTGCGTTATGTCACCGGCGACACTGTGCCCGAACGGGTCAAGGAATGGTTGGCGAAGAAGTCGCTGACCCCAGAGGAATCAAAGCCGTCGGCTTGCCCGACTTGCAACAGGGCCTTCTAACGTGGACGGAGGTTGGGCGCTGGTCCTCGCTGCCGTCGTCACGGCAGTCGGCGGAATCATCGTCGCCCTCCTCCAACAGTTCAAGAAAGAAAACTCCCAAGACCACGCCTACGTCCGCGGGATGCTAACCATGCTCTACAAATCCCAGTCACGGATCGAAGGCAAGGTCGACAAGGTTGACGACAGGCTCAGCGACCACCTAGATTCACATGCCTCGGAGGGGATGCTTGACAATGGCCGAACAGTTCACCAAGATGGAGTTGCAACAAATCGCAAGGTTTCTTCGTAAGGTCTACCCAGGGGTGACCGATCAAGACGACTTGTGGAATCTGATAGCCAAAGTAGAACAACTCACAAAGGGGAAACATGGAACCAGCAACCGCAGGCGCGGAGATCATCAGTGAGGCATACAACCTCATCACCGGTGACCGCCAGAATGATTACGACCACCCGCTAGACGACTACTCGCGCACGGTAGACATCTTCCGTGCCATCACAGGAATCGTCCTCACCGCAGAAGAAGGCATCCTGTTCATGGTTGCCATGAAGCTGTCACGGTTAGCGAACGAACTAGACAAGCATCTGGATGTACCAGACAACACGCGTGACGCCATCGGCTACCTCGGTTGCCTGAACATGGTGCGCCACAAGTTACGCAACGACCAAACCCAAATCGACCGCATCTTCGACCAGTTGCACAAGCGTTTCAAGACGGGGGAAGAAACATGGGGCTGATGGACGAAATCAACGCCGACGCACGGCCACGCACCTACGCCACCAAGATTGACGAACTCAAAGCCAAACTCTCCGAGAAAGACTTCGAGGAGTTGATGGAAGCGATAAACGATCCGACCATAAACCAGAACGCAATACGTCGAGTGCTACGCGCCCGCGGTATCACCGTGTCATCAGGCTGGTTGTGCCAGTACAGGACGGGCGCATGAGCCTCAAAGACCAGTTCGCTGACGAGAACGAAGCACTCGCCAAAGCCGACCTCATCAAAGCCAGACGCGAACGCGACGTCGCCACAAAGGAACTGACCCGCATCCGCGAGGAGCTGGACGCAGCCAACCGTGCGCTCGCCATCGTCTCATCGGTGGAGCAGTCCACCCTGGAACCGCCACGCTGGATGACACCAGCCAAACCGAAACCATCAGCAGCCACCCTGCTACTGATGCTCTCAGACACCCACTTCGATGAGGTCGTCAACCCCGACGAAGTAGAAGGGTTGAACGCCTACAACCGCGAGATCGCTGTGATGCGTCTCCACAAGTGGGCGACGAACACCGTCAATGTCGCACGGCACTACCTTGCCGGCGTTGACTACGACGGTGTGGTGCTGATGCTCGGTGGCGACATCTTCTCTGGTGACATCCACGAGGAGTTGGCGCAAACGAACGAGGACACGATGATTGCGTCGGTGCTGTTCTGGTCAGAGCAGATAGCCGCCGCCGTTGACGTGCTAGCAAGCGAGTTCGGCAAAGTGCATGTGCCTGTCGTGGTCGGCAACCACGGGCGCATGTCTCGCAAACCGCGCATGAAACTGCGAGCCAAAACCAACTTCGATTGGCTGCTCGGCAAGATGGTGCAGAAGCATTTCACTGGCGACAAACGCGTCACCTTCGACATCCCAGAAGGCACCGACGCCCTCGTCACAATCTACAAGTGGAACCATCTGTTGACGCACGGCGACCAAGTATCAGGCGGCGGCGGTATCGGCGGCATCTACCCGCCGATCATGCGGATGCGGGCACGCAAAGCCCAACGGTACCTCACCACCGGACACTCGTTCGACACCCTCTGGATAGGGCACTGGCACCAATACCTGCCATCCCCACACCTCGTCGTCAACGGCTCCCTCAAGGGCTATGACGAGTATGCGTTCATCAACAACTTCCAGATGGAACAACCCCAGCAGGCGCTCGCAGTGGTGACACCGAAGCACAACATCACTTTCCATGCACCGATCTTTTCGGCTGATAGAAAGAAAGAGAAATGGTAGCCACCACCTGCCCCTGGTCGCTGGTCGCAGTCCACTGGATTGACGCGTTCGACTCCACGAACGGGTGGATACAAACCCGCGACTACAAGCCAAAGCCACAGCATGTGGTATCGGTCGGCTGGCTGTGGCCCGATCTGCTGGAAGGGTATGTGTCGGTGACTTGCTCGTGGTGTCCGATGGAGGAACCGGAGCTTGACACGGTGGGAATGGTGACGCACATACCGCAAGGCATGGTGCAGCGGGTCGTGGTGTTGGGTGAACCGAACTGGGAACATTTGACTTCGTGATACCCCACCTGTAAGGTGATAAGCAACAACAACCAAAGGGGATAAGCAATGCTCAGTCAGATACCTAAACCTGCGCACGGTTCACAGGCGTGGCTCGAAGCCCGCTGGCGTAACGAGAACGGCGAAGCCCGTATCGCAGCGTCAGCGTGCGCCGCAGTCCACGGCCAGCATCCGTTCATCACGGTCGCAGACCTCGCCAACGAACTGCTGTCGGACACACCGCCGCAGCCGAAGGAAGCGAACAGTGCGATGCTTCGCGGCACCACACTCGAAGCACCGATTCGTGAGTGGGCAGCCAAGCTGCTTGGTCATCCGTTGACTGAGCCGGAGCAACTGTTCTGCTGGGACGAACCAGGCGTACGTCTTATCGCCACCATTGACTCCATGAGTGCTGATGGTCGCGTGTTCGAGCAGAAGACCACGAACAAGATTTGGCGCGGTGAACTCCCCGACTACTGGTACTGGCAAGGCGTTCAGCAGGCAATCTGCACCGGTGTCTCGGAGATTACGTGGGTCGTGTTCGATTCCACGCTTGACCTTCATTTCCATGTGCAGGGCGTGTCGAGCGACGAGAAGCAGACGCACATCGAAGCGTGCCGCCGCTTCCTAGCCGCTATCGACATGGGCATGATGCCCGATGATGCGGTGCTGGAATACCGCCACGTGCAAGACCGTCACCCGCAGGGCACGGAGAGCAAAGAGGTGGAGTTGCCGATGTCGGCACTCGCCACCATCGAGCGGATGCTGCTGGCGAAGGAGCAGATCAAGTCGGCGGAAGCGGTTGAGGACGCAGCGAAGGCTGAACTCTGCGCCATTCTGGGTGACGCCGAGTACGGCCTCATCCAAGACCAACTGGTATGCACCTGGAAAACGACGCAACGCGAATCGTTTGATACCAAAAAGTTCCAGAAAGAACACCCCGCCTTGTATGAGAAGTTCTTGAAGACGACACCGGTACGCACATTCAGGGTGTCAAAGTGACCACCTACAACAAGGCTTACTATGACACACCCGCAGGTAAGGCTAAACAGAAGCGGGCAAACCAGCGGCTCCAGAACAAGCGCAAGCTTGCGTGGCTGTGGCTGGTGGAGAACCGACCAGATGTAATCCAAGAAATCAACAACCAAATCAACAAGGAGAACCAGCAATGAACCTGCAAGACATCCTCGGCAAGTACGGGGTACCTGATCCGTCTATCGTCGGCAAACTGCCTCGCGGTGGAATCACCCTCGACTTCGTGGGGCACGCCGAGATCACGAAGATTCTGATTGAGATTGACCCGAACTGGTCATGGCAGCCGGTGTCGTGGACTGAGCAGGGTCGTCCTGCTATCAACGTCATAAACGGGATGGCTGTGATGTGGGGTGAGTTGACGGTGTTGGGGCAAACCAGGTTGGGTGTCGGCTCTGCCCGCCACGACAAACCAGACCTCGACAAAGAACTGATCGGTGACTTCCTGCGTAACGCAGCCATGCGGTTCGGCATCAGCCTGTCGCTGTGGTCAAAGTCGGAGTGGGAGGAGCAGCAGGCTGCACCTCGTAAGCCGGCGGAGCCGAAGCCTGTCGGTCAGGATTTCGTAGCCAAGTTCCGTGAGGCGTGCGACAAGAAGGGCATCAACCCTGATGAGGTGGCGAAAGCTGCTGGTGTCAATTTGGCTGAGGTGACGGATGCTGACGCACCGAAGTTGCGTGACGCCTTCAAGCAGGCAGAGTCAAAGCCTGTTGACGTTGAGGCCGTCAAGCACGCCTTCGGTGAGCAGGTCAAAGTGGTGGCTGAATCAAAGCCTGATAATCCGACGCCGAAGAATCCTGGTGAGCCGGCAACGAAAGCACAGATTGGCAAGATTCGTGCGCTACTCAACGCCAAAGGCATCCAGTCGTTCACAGAGAAGACTGAGGTATGCGCCGATCTCATCAACCGCCCCATCAACAAGCTGGAACAGATGACTCAGGGCGAGGCATCGCAGTGCATCGACATCCTTGACGCGAGGGTGTCATGAGATACACACCACCGAAAGAAGACCGCAGGTTCACTTCGGTTGCGTTGTCGCTGGCGACTTTCGCACTGGGGTTTGCTGAACGCAACATTGACGACTTCCGCAACATGTACGTTGAAGAATGTCGCAAACATCCACAGTTGGGTAGCGACTACGACATTGACCCTGACCGTTTTGCGAGCATGTTGGGTGCCTCGATAGAAGTCCTTGAGAAAAAGGCGTTGGCTGCGATGCGTGATTACCGTGCCCGATGAACGCAAAGGAGAATGTCAAGGCAACAGGGACAAATGCACCCTGGACAACTGCCCGCTGTTTGGCACTCTGGGAAGAACCGACCGACGTGGCGTACGCCGAGTTAGAGGGTGTGCCGATCCTGCCGCTCGCGGTCGCAGAAATCGGACTAAAGGGGATGCGAAGGCGCGTCGCGCCCGTAAAAAGTTGGGGTTGGGCGGTCACCTTACACGTCACGAGGAGAACTGGGGTGGTGCTTTTCGTACCGAAATCAAAGCCGGCTTACAGGTCGGTCCGATTGCTACCCGTTTCCAAGCCGCTAAAGCCCAGTCTGATGCGGCGAAGGCGTTGGGCGACATTCGACCGTTCGTAATGGTAGCGATGCCAGACGGTACGAGCCGAGGCATAATCCTTATGGACTTGGATGAGTTCAGTGAACTTGTTAGTCTTCTTGCGTGAGACTGTATTTCGGGCGGGCGTCCGACGACACGCAAGAGATAGACGAACAAATCACCGACTTCGAGGCGGCTGCCTGCGTCATCGGGATGGCTGCCCTCGTTGCTGCGTCAGGGCCAGAAGGCTTCGATGACGAGGAGCTGGATGCCGTGATGATTGGGGCGGCTCCGGCGGAAGTTACGAAGATGGTGTTGCAAGCGTTGACGCAGCTGGTAGAAAGGGCTTGGCCGTCTCACGACTGGTCTTGAACTAGGGTAAAGGGGAACACAATGGATTGGGTTGTACGCCTGTTCGCAGGTTTGACCGCGACGTTCGCAGTAGTGGGATTCTGGGGGGTATCCGAGCCGACCCCTGCCACCCCTACCCCCACCCCCATAACGGCTCTCATAACGCTTCCTATTGCGTCTGAGACGGTGCCTACCACCACCCTGCCGGTACCCCCAGATGCCAGATGCCCCCAATGGTGGGGCTTGGCGGTCGAGGTTGGCTGGACTCCCAACCTCCTTCCCACCCTCGACTATGTGATGTGGCGGGAATCAAGATGCGACCCCACCCAACACAACACCACCCTCAACCGTGACGGATCAGCCGACATCGGCCTCACCCAAATCAACGACCGCTCATGGTGCCTGCCGACCCGCTGGTATCCAGAGGGATACTTGCAAACAATCGGCGCATTGCCTACTGTTGGATGCGAACAACTATTCGACCCATACATCAACCTCGTCTCAGCGAAAGCCATCTACGACTATGCCCAACAACACAACGGAAACGGATGGCAGCCGTGGAAACTCTAGGTACACGTACATGGAACTCTTGAGCGAATGGGCGCTGGCCGACAAATACCAAGACTGGAAAGATGACGCCGCCTGCCGAGGAGTCGAAGGCGACCTGTTCTTTCCAGGTGAGAACAACCACTACAACCCGAAAGCGTTCGCCATCTGCAACACCTGTCCGGTGCAGGAACGCTGCCTGATGTTTGCAATCAACAACGACATCATCTACGGTATCTGGGGTGGCATGACACCACCAGAACGCCAACGATACAAGAGGAGCCTATGAGCGACAACCAAAACATTTTCTACGAAGCATGGATTAGCGACCTGCAACGCGACCTCGACAGTCTGCGTGAAGACAAGCGGGAACTTCTGCGCAAAGTTGCACAACTAGAGCAGCAGCTGGCAGAATACGGTGTCAAAATAACCAACCTCATCCAACAAAGGGGAGATGAATAATGGCAACAGCAACGTGGTACAAACTGAAAGACGGCACGTGGGGCGTCAAGATACGCCACGAAGGTCAACCCAACGAACAGGTTGAGGTAACCAACAGCAAGGGCGAAACCAAGACGATGTATCTCATCGGTATGGCAGCCAAGTTTGATGATGCACAACTTTGGTCGGCCACTCCAAATCAACCAGAGAACGTCGTGCCGACAACCAACCTCGGAGCATCGGTCGAAGAACCGTTCTAACACCATGCGCAAGGGGAATCACCGCTATCCGACAGCGCCACTGTTGGCCGAGTTCGCTGACCTCACCGCCGCACAACTATGCGGCAGGTTCGGCGTAACCCGCACCACCATCATCCGCTGGCGGCAACCAGACTTCACCCTCAACCAGTGGGATGCCGACCGTTACGCAATCATGATTGGCAAACACCCAGGCGAAGTGTGGCACGACTGGTTTGAAGTCGCAAAGAAAGACACCGTTGGCGTGTGACCACTGCGGAACAGTCGAGCGTGCGCTCGCCAAGTATCCGCAACACATACACGACACCTGTCTCTGCCCTTGCCACGCATACCGCATGGGCAAACTCACCGCATCCGACAACGATTGGAAGAAAAAGAAAACCGATGGCAAACGAAACAAAAATAAAATGTAACCACTGCGGCACCATCGTCGTCCACGACCGACGAAACAACGCCGGCTGCAACTGCGACCCCGACGCCCCACAATGGTGCTACATCCAACCCGACGGCAAGATACAAGGGTTCAGCCAAGCAAGCTGGGAAGTCCTACCGTGAAAGTCCTGTCACTGTTCAGCGGTGTCGGCGG